TTGGAATGAAGCCTATCCGCTCCAATCAGAAGCGCCGCTCGCATTGGCTGGTTGGCAAGCGGCCTTCATTCTGGTGGGCCTGCCGGGATTGTTGCTGGCGTGTCTGGTGTTCACTCTTCGCGAGCCTCTGCGTGGCGAGAGCGATGGCATCGTCACCCCACCACCTAAGGATCCATTCCGCGGCTTTTTCCGAGAGCTGATTGCCGTCATTCCGCCCTTTACGCTTTATGGGGCCTCGCAGGCCGGGCCCCGAGGCTTGGCCTTCAACCTGCTGGGTGCGGCGGTCATCGCGGCCATTGCCTATGCGCTTGCAACTGCGACTGGCAATTTCCAGCAATGGATTGCCGTCGGCATTGGATATTATGCAATCTTCTCTTGGGCCTCGACTCTCAAGCGTCGCGATGCTCCGACCTTCAAGCTGATTTGGGGAACGCCAGCATTCCTCACGACAATTCTGGGCTATGGCATGGTTGCGTTCATGTCGTACGCGGCCTCCTTCTGGGCAGCCCCCTACGCGATCCGCATATTGGAAGAGGCCCCATCAACCGCGGGCTGGTGGATTGGTGGTCCTGGCGCCGTCGGCGGGTTCCTTGGCGTGATCATGGGTGGGCGAGCTGCAGATTGGCTGCGTGAGCGCAATCCCGCTGGCCGACTGATTGTAGTGGCCTTTGGATTGGCAGCAGCTGCGCCATTCCTTTTCATTATGTTCACGACACAAAATACTACTGTGTTCTACATTACGGCGTTCTTGCAGTCCTTGCTGGCCAGCTCGGCCTTGGGCGGAGCAGCTGCCACAACGCAAGATCTGGTCTTGCCGCGGATGCGTGGCACAGCGACGGCAACCTTCTTCTTGGCAACCACTTTGGTTGGTCTGGCGCTCGGACCCTATATGGCTGGCCAAGTCTCATCGATGACAGGCAGCCTGTCGACCGGAGGCTTGAGCCTTTTGATCGCAGTGCCGATTGGTTTGGTTTTGCTGCTGATCGCTTATCGCACAGTGCCAGATGCCGAACGGACAGTGCTTGAACGAGCCAAGGCTGAGGGCGAAGACCTCGATGATACCGCAAGCACCTGATGGAGCGCTTGCATCGTAGCTTGCGGCTGTGCGTCACAATTACCGAAGTCGTCGCCAGCCGGTGATCGCACAGTGCAGGGCTGCGGTAGATGCGTAGTCGGACGATGTTCGGTGTCGTTGGTCGGCCTGATGGGCCAACTAATTCTGCGCGAACTGCTGGTTCTCAGCAATGGCACGCCATTCTGTGCAGAGGGAGGGCAGCGCCGTTGTTTGCGTGGATTTTGATTCCTCACCTAGCGACAAAGCCTAGTCGCTCGGCCCAAATCCCCGCGTGAGACATCGGCCAGAGCCGCCTGTCCCTGGAGGCCATCGTGGCTTCGCCGATCAGCTATCACTCAAGACACAAAAAAGGGGCCGGATTGCTCCGGCCCCTAATTGGTTCGCTCTGAAGCGGTTCCTTACATGCCCGAACCTGGGCCGTAGGTGACTTCAACACGACGGTTCTGAAGTTCGCGAACACCATCGGCAGTGGCGACACGCTGTTGCGATTCACCAAATGCTTCGCTGGAAATCCGACCGTCAGGGATGCCCTGTCCGGTGAGATATTCGCGTACCGACGTATTCCGACGCTCTGCGAGGCCCATGTTGTAGGTGACACTACCCGAACTATCGGTGTGGCCAGCCAACATGACGTTTGCAGTGCCGCAGTTCGCGTAAGCCGAAACCGCACCATTGAGAATCGTCGCTGCTTCCGGAGTGATAACCGACTCATCCCAATCGAAGAACACGATGTATGGGCCCGTGTTGCACGGCGGAGGCGGTGGTGGAGGCGGCGGCGGCGGTGGAGGCGGCGGCGGCGGAGGTGGAGGCGGCGGCGGCGGAGGCGGCGGCGGCGGTGGTGGTGGAGGTGGAGGAGGCGGAGCCTCACCACCGAAGTTGTAAATGATCGAACCCAGCAGCGAGTGAGAGCTGATGTCAGTCTCAAGCGGGAGACCAACAGTATCAGTCAGTTCAACATTCACTGCATTGAAGTAACGATACTTCAGCGCGACATCCCAGCTTTCGCTCAGCGGTGCGCGAACACCTGCCAGAAGCTGCCATGCAAGACCCGTATCAGAGTCGTCATAGCCACCCGGGCCGTTGGCATCGATCGTCGCGTCAAGGTCGACGCGCGCAACACCGATACCGCCGCCGGCAAATGCCTGGAGGCCATCATCGGGACCGAAATCGAACAAGCCATTGAGCATGAAGCTCAGCGCGTTGAATTCACCATTGGCAATGAAGGTGCCACTAGTCGCGCGGGCAGGATTGCCGGTGTTAGTCGGGGTGCCGGCCTGAATGCCGAATGTGCCCGAACCGGTAATCTCATCGAGATCGGCCGCACGGTAGCTGGCTTCTGCTTCCAAGCGGAAAGCACCGAAGTCGTAACCGACGGCGCCGCCGAAATCATAGCCCTCATCATAGTTGGCTTCAATTTCGTTCGACTCTCCATTGACGTCAAACGTCTGATCATCGACCAGCATCACACCGCCGTCACCTGCGATGTACCATTCGCCCTCGCGAGCCATGGCAGGTGCAGTGAGCGCTGTTGAAGCCATCGCCATTCCAATGACGAACTTGCGCATTTTCTTAGTCCCCTTTTTAACCTTATTGGAGCCGCAATACGTTCTCTAACTTTTCCCCAGTTGTGGCGCAAGCAATCAATGCTGCCAAACTGTTGCAAATAAGCCTCTATCTTTGCGCGGCTGGCACAAAAACGCCCCAATTTCGAATTGGTGGCTCAATCGTGGCTAGGGCGAAGTTGAAAACAAAAAATTACAGCTTCGCAAAAACCCCAGCAATCCGAAGAACTTGAATAAGTTCATCAATCGCCAAGCGGGCCTGTTCGTCCACCACGTCTCCACCGACTGAAACTGACGGCGGTGTCAGGCCTAACCAGGCATTGTTAAACAATAGCGACTGTTGCAGTGATTGATCCCATACCCGCATCCCAGGTGGTGGCTCCACGAATGACCAATCGCCGGCAATTCGAATTGCTATCGCATCCGCATGTCCCGCCCATTCTCCAGCTGCGGGTGCAGTGACACGATAAGCCATGCCGTCTTTTGAGTTGGCCGGAGGTTCATTCAGACTGGCGATGACTGACGGTTGCATCATCGCGTCGATCAGGGCCAAGGATTGATTGACGAAGAATTCTTTCTGCGCTTGCCCAGGGATGAGAAAGGGCATGCCATAATGCGTTGTTTTCCATGTGGTAAATTCTGGTCCGCTCATTCCGCTTCCTCAGCTGAGAGTTGCTTCAAGTGTCAGCGTTGACGAATTTGCATAGGTCCCAATTTGACGGACCCACAACTCGCTGGCGCCGAATTGATCGATTAGAAATTGTTTATCAGTGTCTGTCAGATCGAACGCGGTCGTGGTTCGAATCCAGACGGCGTGCGGTCTCAAGGTCGAACCAAAGCCGACTTGGTATGATTCTCGCTCTTCGACGAGAGGCGTCTCCGCTTGATCTGACCACAGCCATTGACCGAGTGCGCGGCGTGTCCACGCAAACCGTGTGGTCGAATCGTCAATTCTGCGTTTGCTCGGATGAATCGGCGAGAGGGCTCTTCGCGATAGGCCCGCGTTTGAAACAGGTGCGATCAAGGCTAACGCGTCGCCCCGGCCAATGGCGGCGATCTCGATGTCATGGCTGGATTGCAACTGGTCAGTTGCCAAAGCGGTGATTCGCGAGTCCAACAGCGTGATATTGCTTCCGACAGGATGACCGATGCGGGCCGCGTCTTCCGTCCCGCCACGTCCGCGCAACAATCCAATCAGGTTCCAGCGCCCGGAGTCGAGATGTTCTGCGTCACGGAATTGGATCACTTCGCCGCCAACCAGCAGGCGATTCGCCCCTTCCGCCAAGCCTTCGATGGTCGAACCTGTCAGCGCCATCGCGGGGTCGATCAATTGAACTGAAGCGATAGCATTTGGTTCGAGCAGGATTGCGGAAGAAGGCGGCAAAGGCTGTATCAATTGCCCGGTTATGGCCCGATTGCGATCCGTCGATCCAATCGGAATGAGAGAGCCCGCCTGAGCGCGGTAAAGTTTTGCGCCTTTCCAGCTATCGCTTGCGGACGAGACGGCCGCATAGATCAACGCCTGGTTGATCGACTCGCCGGCCAGGGGCGGCGCTTCGAAGGCATGCAGGACAGTCTGACCGATAGGCTCATCTCTGGGCGAGTTATGTTGACCAGAGTCGGACTGAAGTCCTTCGCCTGCCAACACGCGCGTCTCCGCATGACTGATTCGCTCCAGCTCGAGCAGGATTCCCGCATCGGACCACTCCCACTCCCTGACATGCCAAAGGCCCTTTCGATCAGGAGCAGTCACGAAGCTACCCGGGCCAATCTCCGGATCGAGTGCGGAGATCGTTGCGACCATGCGCTCGCGCCCCCTGATTGACCTGAGCGAGGCCGATTGGATCAATTGCTTCGCATCGGCTGCGGCCATTGTTGCCGGGAGATCGATGGTATCGGTCGATGCTGACGCTCTCTGGCCGGTCGCGCGCTGGACACTCGCCTGAAAATCGCGGCTTGTGTCGTAATATCGAATGGCCAGGTTGCGGCGTATTCCTGCTGCTCGCCTCAGCATTTTCGAAGCTGCGCTCGGAGCCTCCGCGTCAATCAATTGTGCGGGTAGCGATTTCGGATCATCATTCTTGGCTCCCATTGGAACCAAGGACAGTCCGCTTGCCGTGGTCGTGCAACTCAACGGGATCAGGCGATTGATGACCGAAAGAGTGTCGATCATCCGCCCGCCTTCATCCGAAAATCCAAGCGCAGGTGAAAGCGATCCCTCGATCACCGCATCTCCTTGCACCGGAACGACAGCCTTGAGTGGAATAGAAGCTGCGGCATCAGCAAACAGCTCAAACGTCAAAGCTGGAATGCGATTGCCGAATTCGTTGAGCTGCAAATCCTCGAAAACGACATAAGCGAAATCCCGAAATGCGGGAGCCACGCCGGACCGCTCAGCTTCGATCAACGGATCGACTGGGTCATCCCCATCGCCGTGATAGATCCGGATCTGCCCTGGGATCTTGAGATCGCCCTGGGCGCCTCGCAACAGACTGCCGTCGGCCCAGATCCTGCCAAGCCTGGAAATCGGAGTGCTTGAGAGCGCGACAGCGAAGGATATCGAATAGGAATAGGTAGTCGTCGAGGGCTTGCCTTTGCCGCCGCCCTCGGAATCGCTGGCTTCGACCAAATCGGTGGCCCAGATAATGGAGCCGGCAACCCGCACTTGCCCGAAATTGCGCGCGACAGGCTGGCCATAACTTGAAGTCGTAACTGCGAGTTCTTTGAGCCTTGGGCCTTGGACAGTTCCATTGCCAATCAGCTTTTGATCGAGCTGCCGACCGAGCAAGGACCCGATGGCCCCTCCCAGAGGCCCGCCCACAGCGCTGCCAATCGCAGAAAGCACGAGAGTTGCCATCAGAGCTGTCCTTCCGATTGTTCGGCTAGTCGCCATGCTCCCACCGCGGCCATCCGATCATCCATGCGCTGGCAGACGATCCGTCCCAACGAGGCATGCGCATGGACTGCGATGGCAGCGCTCGTCAGAATAAGTATGTGGTGCTGCCCGGGTGCAGGGCGAATCAACTTAACGTCGCCGGCCCGACTGGCGGCAGGGATCGAGTAAAAGCCAGACTGCTCGGCAAGGGGCAGCCAGCGCTCGATATTGTGATTGCGCAGCCTGTATCCGCTGGGCAGCGTGGCCGTAAGCCCAATCGCTCGCAGGCTAGCGTCGAGCAATCCAATACAATCCATTCCAATTTGAGGGTTACGGCCGTGCAAGCGAAAACGAACGCCGACGAAATTCTTGGCTGCTTGCGCGAGCCGCGCTCCCTCTGACATCTAAGCCCCAGTGCCGTATCGCGCGAGCGAATCATTTCCCGGGATGAATGGCTCTCCGCGAAAGTTCGCCTTGTTGTCGAAACGGGAGTGGCAGGTCTCGAACCGATGATCGCAACCTTGAGAAAGCAACACGATCATGCCGGCTTCAATGCCCTCCGCCAAAGGATGATCGAGCACCAGCTTGTTCTCAATGTGGGTCGCAATCTTGAAGCGCAGTCCGGTTTGCGGGCCTTCCAAGAACCGGATTTGACCACCCACAAAATCTTGGACCGCGATGCCTAAAAAGCTGACCGAGTTGGTTTCGAAGTTCACGCCCGAGACCAAAAGTCTTTGAGTGAAAGCAGATTGGGACAGATTGCATCCCGGACCGCAAAACTCAGCGCGACAGGTGGGACTCGTCCTCGGCACCAGATCCTTCTCGAGCTCGGCCTTTGCGGATCGAAGTTGCGCTGTGAAGCCATGGTCCGTTCGATCGATTTGGCCCAAAGTCCCGGAATAGACTGGCTGGAATTCGAGCGTGATCCAGTCAACTGCGCCAATCTCAATCGCTGCGTCGTCAAACAAGCCTGCAGCGAGATCTTGTTCTCGGATAGCCGAGTGGCTTAGCGCCCCTTCAACCTCCGCATCGTCTGCGGAAAGCGCGATCGTGCGCTTGATCGAGGCGGGCAGCAATCCTGGCGACGCCCTGTGCACTAGCCCGTCAAATCGAAGCGCTCGATCATGCGTGGTGAAGCCCAAAGCAATCCCGTCGCTTCGTTCGATGCGCCAATACGTGGCAATGTTGTCGAGCGGCCGGTTGAAGAAGGCGCGCGTCATTCGCATTCTCTAACTTCAATCAGTGGAACGCTTGGTGCCTCACCTGCGGCAAAATTGGTCCCCGAGATGTCGATCCTGTCTTCCGCGAAACGGACTGGGACATCGAATAGAAATCCCGCCCGGACCGCAGTATCTTGTGCTGGAGCCGATCCAAATCGAACGACACCCTTTTCGCCAAGCGACCAATCGGTGTTTGCTAATCCGTCTACACTGACCCTGAGGCTGTCATGACGAGGTCTGGTGATCCTTCGCTGCTGCGCATCATCGCCGTCGCCATAGGTCTTGATGAGGTCAAAGTCGGCCCTCAGACCATCGCCTATGCCTAGCAATTGGTCTGTCTGTGTGGGCTCGCTCGTCATGCCATTCGAGCTGTGATCGAATGGATCACGAATGCGGAATCCTCGACCTGCTCCTCGGCGCGCGCGGAAAAAGGCCAGTAGATCAGCCAATTCCCGTTCGGATCGAATGCCGGTCCCCACATCAAATTGAAGCCGCGCATCAGCCCATTGCGAATTGCGGCGCTCGTGCCCTGAAGCGGTCACCGCGATCGCGGTTGAAAACTCCGCCGCGACCGTTGCATTTCGACCAAGCGCGAAGGGGTAAAGCACATCATCGAAGGCTTCCATCTGATCTTCTTTCGTATTGGCAAGTCTGGTGTATCCGTCGCGGGTGACTTGCGGCATCGCCCAGACAAATCGCCGGTCGATCCCACGCTCAATTGCTTCGTCGAGGCCGGCGTCAATGTGCGGCCAAAGATTGTCGGCATCGGCCGGATTGAGCACAAATCCGGCGAGATAATCTTGAGCCGCGATCGGATATGAAAGGCGTTGGGATATCTTGGCCACAGCCTGCCTTCGAAGGGCGTCTGCGCCGGCGGTTAGCCAGTCGTAATCTTCGGTCTGCAGGCGGTCGAAGGCCGGGTGGGACCAATCTTGCGGCAGATTGGCGCGATGCAGTTCTGGCATATCGGGATCGAGAATGGTTGGCGCAAAGACCAGTAGCAGGATCTCTGCAGTTTCGTCGGCGGCTTCGCGAACTGCCGAGGTCAGTTCTGCTGTCGATTGAGCCAACAAGGTGCCAGCCTGATCGAGCAGGGCCAGTTGATCACCGTCCAGTTCCTCGCGCAAATCTGCGATCTGGACCGGAGAGCCTCCGAAAGCCTGCCGTGCAGCATCATCATACAGACAGATCTCGCCCGCTGGCGTCACCCACCACCACGGTTCGCCAATCTGTGCCCGCACAGGAAGCTGCTGATTCTGCAGCAAGCGCGAGAACCCTGCTGCGCAGGACTGAAGCCATGCCATGGCCTCTGGATTGGCCGGCGATAACAGAGTCGAAGGCGGAACCCATCCCGTAAGGGCTGGCGACCCGTCATGGGTGCGCTGCTTCCATTCCGCGGGACAATATTGATCGAACAATTCGTAAGAGATCGACATGACCACTTCGAGACCGGCAGCGCGGGCCTCGCGGCAGAACCATTTGTGCCAATTCCGCGCAGGCGCGCAGATTTCCCCGGCTGGATCTACCAGTAGCTCGCCGCCCTGTGATGGGGCGAGCCGTGGAAAATGGCTCATCCCGACATAATGCAGCAACTCTTCGCGATAGCCGAGACCGATTGCGCTGCGCACGACGCGCGCGGGCGTCTGATTGTATTGATCGTCATAGGCGGTCGCGATGCGCTCGCCATGCGGAGGCACCAAGACATCGCCCAGATCGAGCATTGCATAGCGACCGTCGCACGCAATGTCGGAGATGCGAACGTAGCCGACGACTGGTTCTGCCAATCGTTCGCCATTCCCGGGTTCGTAGTCCGCTGCGACAATGGATATGAACATCCGGTCGATATCCGCTGGGTGCACTGGAATGCCCGGAAGCGACCATCCGCTCTCAAGCTTGGAAAACGGCAAGGTGATGACGGCGTCGGTCGGCTCACCAGAGGCATAATTCCACAGCCGTACATACCAGGTCTGCGGAGTGCCCGACGCATCCCGCCCTTCGATCGTCAAGGTTGGCCCGTGCGGCTGGTCTAGGGTCGCGACTCCAAAGGAGCGCCAACGAAAGTGCAGTGTTGTGTGCGAATAGTCGCGGTTGGTTTCGTAAGCGAGCAAAGGGTGATCGAGCGTGTCTTCGCTCTCCCAGATCAGTCCGACCAGCTCATTTCTGTGATGCAGCTCGACCGCGACCCACCCGGCATCGGCCGCTGTCGAGAAGAAGGACGCCATTGCTGGCCGCGGAAAATTGACGGTCCAAAAGCGCGGATCGAAGCGCTGCAGATAGCTGTTGTCTCGCGCGCGCTTGCGCCGCGCCAGCCAGAATGACATGCGCCTGCTCCCTAGCTCTGTTCCAGCGATTGGCGGATGGCGCTCGCAATTTGCCGTGACGATCGGCGCATCGCTGTCGGTGCGCTATCGGAACGCGGTGCCGACAGTTGGATCGCCACCCGAACGTCGCGCGTTCCGGGACTGTTGCCCGTATTCGCCTCAATCCGACCGAACGATGAAGGCACGAAGACTTCCGGCCCTCGCTCGCCAACCCAATAGGGCTGGCCTTGCGAGACCAATCCGCCATTGGCCCTGCCTGGCAGGCCAAGCAGCGCGCCGAGCGTCGACCCCAGCAAGCCGCCAAATGAGGATTGTTGCTCGCCGAACAGCGAGCCAATGCCTGATTGCAAGGCATGGGCGGCGATATCATCGAGCGCGCGAAAGGCGATTCTCTTCAGATCGTCGAATCCAAGGCTCCCACGCCTCAGCGAGGCGATCAGGCCGCGTTCTATGTTTTGGCCGGCGCGATCAAAGCTCGCGACCAAGGTCGTGTCGATCGTGTTCGATATGCCCGCCAGATCTTGCGCGAAGCCGTCAGTTGAGGCGCGTACATCAATCACCAGCTCTTCGATTGCTTCATCCATTTTGCTCTCGCTCGATCATGTCTTGGATAATCTGCCGGCTTGGTGGAGCGTGATCGGTCGACATGGGGTTCGCCAATGTCATGACCAACTCTGATGGGGTGGCGTCCCAGAAAGTCTGCGGAGCCCAGCCGATCCTCACCCCGGCAATCGCTGCAAGCGACCGGGCTTGGCCGCCAAATGTGTCGCTCATGCCCGGCCTTTGAGCGCTTCGGACAGAATGGCACGCACTGGCCGGGTCGCAGCCACAAGACCGATTTCGAGCACGGCTTCTCCCACCTCTTCGCGGCTGGGACGATCATCGCTTGGCAGGCAGTGCCACAGCAGCGCGCTGATCTCGCTTAGCGCGAGTGCGCCGGAAGCGGCGCGCTCTACCAGCGCGAACAGCGATCCGATCTCGCTCTCGGCTGCGACCAAGGCGTCGAAGCTTGGGCGCAGAACCAGCCGACGTCCGGCGATGGTGACTTCGCTCTCACCCCGCAGGGGATTGGCGGCCCGGCTCATAAAGCGATCACCGCGCCCGAACTTTCGAGTTGGATTGAGTAGGTTCGCTCACCATTGAAATCGCCCGAATAATCGAGCCGTTGGACGAGAAAACGACCCTCAATCCTCTCGCCGTCTTCGAACGACAATTGGTAGTCGTCTATTGTCCCTGCCAAAGCGTGGGTTCGGATCGCCGCTTCGGCTTCGCTGCCCAGAAAAATGCCGGTGGCGCTCACCGACACCGAGCGTGTTCCAGCTCCAGACAGCAGCTCGCGCCAGCCGTCGGATTGCTTGTTGGTGATCACCACGCTGTCACCATTGATCGCCATCTGCGTCGTTCGCAGGCCAGCAATCGTGTCGAAACTTGGGGTGGGGGCGCCGTCGCCGATCTTAAGCAGAAAGGCGGCGCCAGATTGGGCTGGCATAGGAGTTACTCCGTTGTGAGTGAAAGAAGGCGAAAGCGAAACTCAAGCAGCGAAGCGCGGAGATGCCGAGGTCGCTGCTCAGTGCGCGATCGCAGCAGACGGATCGTGGCAATCTCAAAATGCTCTTGCAGACGAGGCAGCGATCGGACCCGCGCCACTACGGCATCGACCAGATCAGCTTCACTGCCCGCTCGGTCCATGCGGAGCTCAAGCTCCAGCGCGATTCTGACTTCGTAACCTGGGCGATCTTTGCTGCCCCAGTCGATCGCTGCCGAGGCCGCAATACCAAGCCAGGGCGGACTGACTTTGATTGGGCTTTCTTCTGCCACAGCGTTGAGGGCCTGGAGCTGTGGATCGGATCGCAACCAATCGAGCAGCGCAGCGCGCAAGCGGGATTCCATATCAATCGCCTTGGTATAGGTGTGGCCAAAGCGCGGACGCTGATCGCCAGGGATGGTTTGAATGTCGTCTGTCGCGCGCGCGGAGTTCTGCCAATCGAGCCGCGCGTTGGCGCAACCTTTCCGCCAAGACCGTCATCCGGGTCCCTTCGCCGAGCCGGATCATGCCAGCGCCCAGATTTTCCATGGGCGCCACAAAGCAGCGACACTGGCGGGTGGCGGCCCTTCCGCGTCGCGGTTCTGGTAATGAAAGGCAGCCAATCGGATCATGCCCTGGCGCAATCCTCTTGGCGCTTCGTCCCACGATGGGGCCAGTCCGGCCAGCATGTGGATCACGATTGCTTGGGCATCGAGCGCTTCTTTGATCGTGATCGTCGCGATGCCGTCGGCGTTGATTTCGGCGCGATAGGCGTCTGGAGCGAAAACAGCCTCCGAACCATCATTCTCAAGCACAGCAAATTTTGTGAGCGTGCGAACCGGGCGCGCCGACAAACTGTACTGCCCAATCTCTGGTGGAATCCGCTCTTCGACCGATGTCTCGATCGGGAAGCGACCGGTGAAAGATTCGCAAAGCTCGGCGCTGGCATGCAGCAATCCCAGCAGCAGGTCATCCTCATCGCTGGTCGACACACCCAGCCATTGCTTGAATTGGTTCAATGCACTTCCGGACAAGTCTGGCGGAAGGACGATGCGACGCTGCATGGTCGGTCTCCACAATGAGGGGAACGGGATTGCGCAAGGCGCCCGCACCAGAACCGAGGCCTGAGAGAGGTCTGTGGCGGTGCGGGCGCGCGCGTCGGTGAAGGAGCAGGGGGAACTCGACTTCACCGGGAGGGGCGGTGAGAGGCCGCGAGGCTAAGCCTCGATCTTCAGCAGCTTGATCGCATTGGCATCGAGCACCGATCCGCCGACTCGCTTGGTCGCATAGAAATGCACGAACGGCTTGTTGGTGAACGGGTCACGCAAGATGCGCGTCGCGCTGCGCTCAGCAATCAGATAGCCGTGGCGGAAATTACCAAAGGCGATTGGCAGACTGCCTGCGCCAATGTCGGGCATGTCTTCGGCTTCGACCACAGGATAGCCGAGCAAACGATCTGGTTGATTGTCGGCCAAGCCCGGCTGCCAGATGAAGGCCCCGTCAGCTGTCTTGAGCTTGCGGATTTCAGCCAGAGTGGAAGAGTTCATCACGAAACTCGCGCCTTGGCGATGCCCCGGCTTGAGCGAATGGACGAGGTCGATCAGGCGCAGCTCAGGCGCGCTGTCGAACCCATTGGCATTGCCGGATCCGAGATATTGCAGCGTGCCAAAGGCGCGAGCGCCATCTTCATTGGAGCTGATCGCACCTGAGAGGAAACCGGCGGGTTGGTTGGTACCACTTCCGCTGACAAAGGCCGCACCTTCCGCTCGCGCAAATTCGATTGCGATTTCGCTGGCGAGCCAGCTTTCGAGATCGAATCCGGCATCGTCGAGCATCGCCTGGCTGGCGGCCGGGTTGGCATAGAGCTCACCACCCGGAGGGGCGACTTCGGCAAAGTCAGGTGTGTCGGTCTCGCCGCGTGCGGCGGTTTCGCTGACCCAGCCTGAGGCAGTTGCGCCCGTTGCAACGAGCTTGCGATAGCCGCTGGTGCCAGTCTGCACCACGTGAGCGATGGCGCGGATCGGGCTGATGGCGGTCATCTCGCGCGCGATCTGCTGGTCGATCACTTGCGGCACCGCATAACCACCGTCGGACAGGCTGGCGCCGCTGATCGATTTGAGTTCGCGGGTTTCGCCGCGGCGCAGATAGTCATCGACAAAGCCTTTGACTTCACGGTCTGCTGGCTGGGACGCGCCAGCGAGATGAGGCCGCGCGGCAGCGCGGGCGACCTTTTCCAACCGTCCTTTCACTTCGTCGATGTCGCCTCGTAGCGTGTCGATGGCGATGTCGGTCTGATCTTGCCGGGCGAGCAGATCAAAGCTCTGATCGAGTGGGTCAGTGGATTGCACGTCGGAATCAGGAGTTTCGTTTTCCATGGGGGGCCTTTCTTGGAGGGGCAGGGGGAGTTTGGACGATCAAGTGGACGCGTGCGGAGTGCTGCAGCGGGTGAGTCACCAAGCTGATTTCGAGCAACTCAATGTCGAGCAGGTCGCGCGTTTCTTCCTGCTTGCGATAGTGGCGTGCGCGAAACCCGAAGCTGAGGCCGGTGACGCGGCCCGCGCTGAGCGCATGAGCGGCGCGATGGGTTGGGTCATCAATCCGGCTGATTACGCGCAAGCCGCGCTGATCTTCGGCGAGGGCCTCAATCGTGCCGATCACGTGGTTTGGATTGTGTTGCCACAAGAGCGGTACGATATCGGATCGCCGCGTGAGGCTGCGACGAAACGCTCCCGCATGGATCGTGTCACCAGCGCCGTCTGCCACGTCGAAGATTGCGGCATAGCCCGCAAATCGCAGCGCGCTCACTTGATCAAATCCCACACGCCCAGGCGAACTGCGATTCCGACCAGCAAGAGCGCGAAGACCGCGCGGACGAGCCAGGCGATCAGAGCTTTCCAGGCGCTCTCCTTGGCGTCGCGCCAAGCCTGCAGCAATTCGCGCAGCTCATCGAGATCGCCTTGCGCTTCGGCATCGCCAAGGCCCAGACGTTCGAGCACCCGGTCTGCAGCCAGCTCAGTCGTCTCCGCGATGATCGCCCGAAGAGTCACGATGTCGACGCCGCTTTGCGCAGCCTGGCTGGTCAGGCTGGCGAGCATGTCCGCGCGGCGGTCGGGATCGGTCATGATCCGGCTCTCGCGGGCAAGCTTTCAATTCCCAGGAGCTGGCGTTTCTCGGCGTCGCTCAGGAAGCCTGCTTCTGCCACTTGCTTCCACAATCTCTCGCGATCTTCAGCCAGCGCCGGCACGCGATCAAGGTCGACCGCGCATTCGCCGTTTTCAAACCAAGGGTCGAGCCCGTCGCGCAGCGCGGTCAGCAGTTTTCCGGCGAGCGGAAGCAGAGTCAGCCGCCATAGCGCGCGGTTGGCCTCGCGATAATTGGCGTAGGTGTTGTCTCCCGGCAGGCCGAGCAGCATGGGCGGGACGCCAAATGCCAAAGCGATATCGCGCGCGGCTGCGCTTTTGAGCGCGGCGAAATCCATATCGGCTGGCGACAGCGACAGGTTCTGCCATGACAATCCACCATCAAGCAGCATGGGGCGCCCGGCATTGCCACTGCCGGCATAGGCCTGGGTGAGCTCAGCCTTGAGGCGATCAAACTGAGCCTGAGTCAGCCCGGCTCCGTCGGGCGCTTGATAGACCAAGGCCCCAGACGGCCGCGCGGCGTTTTCAAGCAGCGAACGGTTCCAGTGCGAGGCTGCATTGTGGATTGCGGTGGCGGGCCAAGCGGCGCGCAACGCGCTCGCGCCATAATGGTCGTCCAGCGGATGCATGCATTTGACGTGGATGAGGTTGGGCCAGCCCCGCTCGTCCTGGAATGCGAGCTCAACGATCCGATCCCCGGTGCGATATTCGGCATGGGTCGGCCAGCCATCATGCCCAGGCATCAATGTAATGCGGTCCGGGCGCAGCGCGAACAGATCCACCGGCTGGCCGGCACCGTCCTTGATCACCTGAACATATCCATTGCCGTGGAGCAGGACATGAGTGGCCAGATCCTCAAGCAGCGAGCGCCCGGATCCAGGCCCTGCAATCAGGCCTGCGAGCGCCGGATCGCTGACCTTGATCGGAGCTTGCCCAATCCCTTCGCTGACCAGTCTGACCGAGCGCTGGACGATCGGATTGCCGAGAAATCCCTCGCGCACGGCGCGGTCATAGGCGTAGTTCTCGCCGCCGCCGGTATCGTGCCAGGGCCAGGACACGCCGGTGAACCCCGCCGCAATCGGCAGCCGGGTTTGCCCGCCGCTTTTGAAGGCCGCGGTGAGTCTATCAAGCCAAGCCATGGGCTCTCCTTGTGAAGTCAGATTTGTTGAACGCGGGGGACGCTGCCCGGGCGCAGCATCAGGTCGCTGAGCGCCCAGACGAGCGCGTCGGCGCGATCGGGACTGCGACCTGGACCGGCATAGGCACCGCCCAACACCATCCCGCACATTTGATCTTCAAGCTGCGGGAACACGCCGCAATGGCGCACCCGCTGGGATTCGTAGAGCGCGGCCACTGGCTCGGCTCGCACGATCTTGCCGCGCGTCGCGTGCACCAGTTTGATCGGCAGCGATTGTTGCGCCGCCCGCAGGACGCTGCGGACCATGGCGCCACCCTGGTTGGCTTCGGCGACCACACGATCAGCCTGCCATGCCCGCGCCGCTTCTGCGACAGCGCCGGCCCATTGCTCCGGGCTGGCGCGTTCGCGGCTGGCATCGGCCAACACTCGCGCAATGCCATCTTCGCCCAGGGCAGCGACGACAATTCCGCAGGCATCGCCGCGTGACGATGCTGGCGGATCGACCGCCACCACCACGCGTTTGTATGTCATTGCGCTGGCCGCTTCGCGCGTTCGCTCGATCAGCGCCCGGCTCCACAGCGCGCCTTCAATATCGCTCAGCAATTCGCCGGCGATTTCCTGTCGCGCCAGCTGACTACCGGCATATTCCTGCTCGATCGCCGATAGGAACCGTTTGGGCAGATTGCCCGAATTGTCATAAGTCGATCCATGAGTGACCACGGTCGCGCCATGGCCTTGGCCTTGCACCAGGCGTGTCACCAGCGGCACCGCGCGCGGGGTCGTGGTGACAGCGATGCGCGGATCACTTCCCAGCCGCAGCCCCAATTGCAGATTGTCCCAGCATCGGGTCGCGCGATCATGGCCCAGCGGCCACTTCCCCACCTCGTCACACCAGGCATGCGAATGTTGTGGCCCTCGCAGGGTCTCCGGATCGGCCGCCGAATAGAGCTGCGCCTGCGCCCCGTTGGGAAACCGCAGCCGCCGCAGCGACGCTTCGAACACCGGTCGCCGTTCGGGCGGTGAGCAAGCGATGATCCCGCTTTCGCCCTCGATCATCACCGCGCGCGCTTCGCTGAGCGAGCTCGACACCAGCGCGATCCGGGCGAGCGGGTCTTGCTCGGCGATAGAGCGCACCCATTCCGCCCCCGCGCGGGTCTTGCCGAAGCCGCGTCCGGCCAGGATTAGCCAGATCCGCCATTGACCTGTTGGCGGCAATTGCGCGGCGCGAGCGAACAATTCCCAGTGATAGGGAAATTCCGCGCGTTCGACCGGGTTGAGGGCACGAGCCACTGCGTTGCGAACCTGCTCGGGAGCGTTGGCGAGCCAGTCCAGGCGTTCATTCATCGCGATTTGGTCTCGCGCTGCTTTTCCTGGCTGAGCCGTGTCCTGATCTCGTCGATCTTACGGTCGATCGAGGCGCGGACCTCCGCCGCGCTGACATTGCGTTGGTCGGCCTGCATACGCGCAACATTGTCGCGATGGGCGTTGAGCAGTCGGATGGCATTGGCGAAGTCGAACTTGCCGCCCTCTCCAACAGAAGTGTCGCCTTCGCGCAGCCTTCGCAGCACTTCCATTTCGAGATGGGTGTAGCCCTCCCACAAGGCCTGCATCCAGGCCCGCGCGAATTTCGGATTCTGGCGCCGAAGCTTGTATGCGCGGCTGGTGGGCACTCCGGTTTGCCTGGCGGCTTCAGATACGTTTGAAGTCTCGGCTAGCAGGTCGAGAAAGTGGTCTTTCCAGCGGGGGCTGAGTGGGGTCTGTTCTCCTTGTTTCATTTGGTTTTTGGTTCGGGTGCGAGTTCTGCCGCGATCGGCCATGCAGCGTCCTCCAGATTGAGCGATGCGATGCAAAAAGCGGCCAAACCCTTTCGGGCGGCCGCTTGTTCGAATCACATTATCGCGATGTTCGATGGGTGTAACCAATTAGCGTGACAATGTCAATAGAAAAGTACCAAATAGGTTATCAATATCGGCTTGCTTCGTGGGTGCGGCTCGCCTAGTCGAGCGCCAATGCAAATCTGAAGGGTCCTGTTCAACATTGGCTTGGCTTCGCGCACTCTACGATTGGACGATGGACAAGGCAGCGCATCCGCAAGCGCAGGCCTGGCTGTTCTTCTTCTGCTTCATTGAATCGAGCTTCTTCCCGATCCCGCCGCATCCGCTGCTGGGCCTGATGT